CCTTTGATCAAGGTAGCTTCCGAACCAAACTACCTCGTCAAGGGCCATACTACTCTTGTGATTTGAGTTCTGCGACGGATCGCCCCCTGTAACCCTACAGAGAGACATCTTAGCAGTTCTTATTTCACCTGAGTACGCGGCTGCATGGTACGACTTGCTATGTAACCGAGAGTATAAGCTTCCCAAAGGCGCCGGCTCCGTTCGCTACGGAGCTGGCCAACCAATGGGGGCCTATAGTTCTTGGACTACATTTGCAATATCGCATCATGCGATCGTTCGGCTGTGCGCCAAACGCGCCGGCTATCCCATAACTTGGGATAAGTATGTCCTCCTGGGCGACGATATCGTCTTGACAGATGAACACGTCGCAAAGGAGTACATGACGATTCTTGATATGTTAGGAGTGGAAATCTCCCAAACGAAAACACATGTGTCTACTGACACGTATGAATTCGCGAAGAGATGGATCCACTTTGGGGAGGAGGTAACCGGAGCCCCCCTCGGCTCTCTATTCGAGGCTATCCGCTTCGTAAAGAAAAGTGAATGGAGGAACGCAGTCCCAACTGCGTTAATCCGTCACATTTCTTACTACGAAGTGGCGACCTGGTTTAGAGAAGTCGAGGCGCGATGGTTATCACGCACAAGTAGCTTGGTTTCCCGGGGCTTGTTGGCGGAGTTCTTCCTGCTTTTAGGACGTGGTGGTCTGTCAGACCGCCTCGCCGAAAAAGCGTGGAAGTTCTATTTACTACCTTCGCGAGAAGATAGTAGACTCCTGAGACGCATAAAGTGCGAGAAACTCGGCTCTATGGTCTTGGGAGGGATCCTTGGTTGCTTCTCATTCAAGAAATCTTCCAATTTTATTGGAATTTATCTAAATGAGTGCAAAGCAAGGGTCCTAGAATCCGCCATCAAGCGCCAAGTGCAGGAACTGAGTAGATTCCAGTTGGAATTACAAAAGTTCGCGCACCTGGTGCCTGAAGGGTTGGATGCCCAATCGTCACTGTTCGCCTTACCTCCATTTGGAGTCCTGATAAGAAATATATCAGAGCTCCAGTTGGAGTTTGATAAAGCACATCGGGTGAGAGACTCTGATGATCTAATGCATTGGTTGCATTTAGATGTTCAGTTGTTCCTCGATCCCTTTGCTACTTTATCAACAAGGCGAAACAAGACCATAGCATCTTCCAAAGCAACCATCCTAAATCACCTCACGGCGATGTGCCGCGGTATTGCAAAGATGCGTGCGTTGGCGGTTACAGAGATCGATCTTTTAGATCTGGTCAATGTAATCAACAACTATCACGTCTTGCCGTCCCGCGGTGATCGCAAAAGGAAGAAAGGTTCCCCCAAGCCCTACTTGATTGATAGAAAAGATCCGCGTGCCGCGGACCTAGTCCGTCAATCGGTAGAAGCTCGGAAGAAGTCTTAATTCCCTCGTGAAGAGACGACCATTGGGTAACACCAGTGAGCGTTCTCATGGTAGCGCTTAATGCTGCCCGTGTATGGCGGATGGGAGGGTCCTCTTCCCTTTGATATCTTTGCGACTGTGCGGGGTATTTGGTAAATCCCGCACACCGCTAGAGTCTCAGGGTTGAGGGGGTCCTCGCTTGAAAGGTGCTCCACTCTTGGCAGTAGATCAATGATCCACTAGCCCAGCTAGGCGCAGGAGGAGGTCGCAAAAGCGAGTAACCTTCTACGGCTTAACCTTAAGTGGTGGCCTCCGTTGTCAGAAGCTCTCTCGAAAGAGAGGGTCCCTAGCTACCGAG